CATCCGGGATGCCGCCAGGCGCGGCTGCGTCCAGGTGGAGATACCCATCTTTGACTTTGCGGTCATCGGACAAGACATCCCATCCACCTGCCGTAAATTTGACTACTGCTTTGCCGCCGAAGTAGGACAAAGCGATAAGAGTGATTTCGTTGGCTTTTTCCATTTTACATCCTCCTTTTTTGTTGCCATCGTGAGCTCCGGGGTGGGATTTCTGTTTTTAGATTTCGCTTTGCCATGCTTCAAATTTTGCGATCATCGTATCATCTGATACCCTGTAATACTCCACGATAATCCTTAAGTCCTCGTTTCCCTTTACGGGATTGTCTTTTCCCCACCAATCCCAGTCAAAGTTCTCTTGCACCTCTTCTTCGACGTCCACGTCTACAAGCTTGTCGCTGTATGTCTCCTCATAGTTATATCCGCTTCCGTCAACCCACTCTTTAATCGTGATAACTTCTCTTACTTTCATTTCCGTTCTCCTTCTGCCCTCGCAACCTCCGGGGCGGGACGTCCATGCGTTAATATTGCCAGGTGATTTGCTGCTCGTTGTCCATATCGACCCAAGCAAGTTTATAGGTCTTTTTGAGGCTGCTGCCGTAGTAGCCGCCAACCGTGACATATACACGGTGCTTTCCGTAGTTTTCCCACTCTCGTGCGTTCAGCTTGTAGCTATCATACGCGCTCATAATTTTTTCCGCTTTTTCCGTTAGGATTTCGATGGTTTCGTTTGTTAATCCGTAATTTTCCATTTTTTGTTCCTCCCGGTTTTGATCTGCCCGATCCCTTACTGTGATTATATTATACGCCAATATTGCCTAGTTGTCAAGACAAAATGCTAAAATTATCTGATATTTTTTTAGGAGGGGTGGACGTTGGATGAGTTCTCCAAAAGGTTGAGGAGGCTGAGGGAGAGCAGGCGTCCGGTGCGGAGTATGACGGTGACATCACAGTTGATGGGGCTAAGCCCTGACGCTTTGCGGAAATATGAGAGGGGTGAGGTAGAGCCCAAAATGACCGCTCTAAAATTGATCGCGGCATATTATAACATTAGCCTAGACGAACTTTGTAAAGGGGAGGATGAATAAACCTTAAATTTTTATAATCTCACAGAAAATATTGCGCACTCATAAAGTTTTATGAGCGGAAACCAGCATCTATGCGACAATGGGAGCGTGGGGGCGAATGCCTCCCGCTCCCTTCCATTTCCTCCTCCTTTTCCATCGCCGGGCCTCCCTCCCGGCAACGGCCCGCAGGCAAAGCCGTAAACCTGCAACATAGCCCGTAAGGGCTATATGTCCTTGTAGCTTATGAGGTAAGAGCGGCCCCATGATCGGGGCAGAGGCCGGTTCGAGCCCGGTCGAGGGCACAGAAAACCACGCCTGCCCTGGTCTCGGGGCGGAAGCGGGGAGATGAGAGACTATCCCCGGCGCGCTTGCCAGCTGAAAACTGCCGCAGTCGAGTGGCACGGGCGGAAAGCGCCGTGTCCGGAGACTAACCCAATTATCCGGGGCGGTGTGACAATCTAAGCGGGGCAGCGCATATATGCCGCGCCTATCCGCATGAGGATATGGACGGCCCTATGGATGTGCCCCGAGCTGCGGCGGGTGGCCCGCAGCAAATCAGGAGAGGGCAGACCCCGCTCACCGCCCTCTCCTCAATAAAACGAAACCACATGAGAGGTGGCGATCATGGCTGCACGGCTGACGGATAGGCAAAAAAAGAAAATAGTGGCTGACTATCTTGAGACTGGGAGCTATCGCGCTGCCGCCAAGAAAAACTGTGTTGCAGACGGGACAGTAAAGCGAATTGTTATTGGATGTGGCGATATTGAGCAAAAAGTAGCGCAAAAAAAAGAAGAGAACACCGCCGATATTCTCGCTTACATGGAGAGCCAAAAGAGACTAGTGTGCGAAATCATCGGTAAGGGACTGGCTGCCCTGAATGACCCGGACAAGCTGGCGGAGGCCACACCGGCGCAGATCACCACGGCAATCGGGACGCTGGTTGATAAATGGGCGCTCGTCAAGGGAGAAGGGGAAGAGGGCAAGGTGCAGGTGATTATTGATGTCTGAGGTGCGGCTTTCTTCTGTTATTGGGCCTGCTTTCCACTTGCTGGCCCGTGACGTGTTCCAGCACGGGCACACTCACTACGACCTTTCCGGGGGGCGTGGCTCCCTGAAATCATCTTGTGTTTCATTGTTGGCCCCATTGATTTTGATAAATAATCCGTGTACTCATGCATTGGTGCTCCGCAAGGTGGCAAACACCATCCGGGATAGCGTGTATGCTCAGTATCTTTGGGCAATTGGAGAGCTGGGCATGGCGCAGTATTGGGAGGCCAAAGTCCAGCCAATGGAGCTGATTTATAGGGCGACCGGGCAGAAGATTATGTTCCGTGGTGCTGACGATCCCATGAAGATCAAGTCTATCAAGGTGCCGTTTGGCTATATCGCCGTCACACACTTTGAGGAAAAGGACCAGTTTGCTGGGCGAGCTGAAATCCGCACTATCCTACAATCCACCATGCGCGGAGGCTCCAAGTTTTGGAATTTTGAGAGCTACAACCCGCCGATCAGCCGGGACAACTGGGCAAATAAGGATAGCCTGGAAGAGAGGGCGGACAGGCTGTGCCACAAGAGTACATACCTGGAGGCCCCGCCTGAATGGCTGGGGGCGCAGTTTTTAGCAGAAGCCGAACACCTGAAAGAAACGGATGAGCGGGCGTACCGGCATGAGTACTTGGGCGAAGCTGTCGGGACTGGCGGAAATGTGTTTGAAAATCTGGAATTGCGGGAGATCACAGACAAAGAGATTGCGTCTTTTGACAAGATTTATCAAGGCGTGGACTGGGGCTGGTTTCCCGATCCCTTTGCCTTTATCCGCCTCCACTATGACCGGGCCAGGGAAACAATATATCTAATGGACGAGATACACCAAAACAAACTGACTAACGAGGCAAGCGCGAGGTTGATCCTTTCCAAAGGATACAAGGATGCCTATATTACCTGCGACAGCGCGGAGCCGAAGTCATCGGCGGACTACCGGGCGATGGGCCTCCCGGCCAAAGAGGCTATCAAGGGACCTGGGAGTGTAGAGTACGGTATGAAGTGGCTGCAACGCCGAAAGATCGTTATTGACCGCAGAAGAACGCCAAATGCATACAACGAGTTTGTGAATTATGAGTATGAGCGAAATAAGGACGGAGAAATTATCAGCGGTTATCCTGATGAGAACAATCACCTGATTGACGCTACTAGATATGCCCTGGAAAGAGTATTCCGAAGGATGGGAGTAACGGCATGAATATTGCAGAAAAACTGAAAGAGCTTGGTTACTCCACGGTGCCGGGGGAGTTCTACACGAAGGTGCAGGAGTGGAAATCTTGGTATGTAGGAGATGTGAAGGGATTCCATCGGTACAAGGTCCGAAACGGAACGAGCATGGTTCGCTGCAAGCGGTACACCCTCAACATGGGCAAGAAAATCCCGGAAGATTGGGCGAACCTAATTATGAACGAGCGGGTTGAAATCACCCTGGATGGCACGAAAGAGCAGGAGTTCATAGACAGGGTGCTGGAAGAGAACAACTTCCGGGTGCGATCCAACGAGATGCAGGAAATGGCATTCGCTCTTGGCACAGTGGCTTTTATTCCACGCGTAGTTGGCATGGAGGTCACAGAGACGGGCCCCGTTCCCGGGAGTGCCACCGATATCATCATAGACTATGTGACGGTGGAGCACATTTGGCCCCTGTCTTGGCGGAACGGAATCATTACGGAATGCGCCTTTGACAGCATCGTCAACGTAAACGGGGACGATTACTGCTATCTGCAAATCCACCGGGAGGTAAACGGACTGTATGACATTGAGAACCGGCTATATACATACCGCAACCAGAACGTGGATACGGAAGTGGCGCTGACCTCTGTGCAGGGCTTTGAAAGGGTGCCGCCTGTGGTTCATACGGGTTCTGACCTGAGGCAATTCGTCATTGACCGGCCTAATATCGCCAACAACTTCGATTACTCCATTCCACTCGGGATTTCGGTTTATGCCAACGCCATCGACAATATGAAGGGCGTTGATATTGCTTTTGACAGCTACGTCAATGAGTTTGTGCTTGGGAAAAAGCGGGTGATGGTCAAGCCTTCCGCACAACAGTATTTGGACGGGGAGCCGGTTTTTGACCCTGATGATCTGGCCTATTATGTGCTGCCGGAAGACATCGAGGGTGGGGCCATCATCCAGCCAATCGACATGCAGCTTCGGACAGCGGAGCACAGCGAGGGCATTCAGACACAACTCAATTTGCTTTCCAGCAAGTGCGGCTTTGGAGAGACGTATTATCGATTTAACGGCGGGAACATCACCACGGCTACTCAGGTCATCAGTGAGAACAGCACTATGTTCCGCACCATAAAAAAGCATGAGATCATCCTGGAGAGCGCCATCAAGGAACTGTGCCGGATTATTCTCCGCCTAGGCAACACAGCTATGGGTGCAGGGTTGAGTGAGGATGCGGAGGTCACTATTGATTTCGATGATTCCATCATTGAGGACAAGCAGTCCGATTTTGCCCGTGATATGCAGCTCCTAAACGCCGGGATTATGAACGACTGGGAATTTCGGGCCAAGTGGATGAATGAGGATTACGAGACGGCCAAGAAGATGCTGCCGAAGATGGAGGATATGACGACGGATGGGCAGAGTGAAATAGAGTAGTTTGAACACAAGCGGATAGCTCGACGGGGTGAAAAGTGGACAGCCTTACCACCTGCCGCTTGTTTCAAAATAAGGCGATTACGAAAGGCGGTAATTATGGGACAGTTTATTGATTTGACTGGACAGCGGTTTGGACGTTGGACTGTCATTGATAGAGCAGAAGACCATTTCACAAAATCAGGGGCCAGAATGACGATGTGGAACTGTGTTTGTGATTGCGGAAAAAAGAAATCTGTTTCTGGCAATTCGCTTAGAAAAGGAGCTTCAATTTCCTGCGGGTGTATTACTACAGATAATTTGATTGCCAATAACAAAAAACGAGCAAAGCACAACGGATGCAAAAGAGGCAAGAGAGAGCGGTTGTATGGAGTTTGGTGGGCGATGCACCAACGTTGCTACTATAAGCGGCATAAAAACTATAGCGAGTATGGCGGCCGTGGTATTTCGATGTGTGATAAATGGCGTAAAGAGTATGAATCATTTAGGAGATGGGCTATCTTAAACGGATATGATGAGAATGCACCATACGGAGAGTGTACTATTGATCGTATAGACGTTAATGGAGATTATTGCCCAGAAAATTGCAGATGGGTTAACGCAAAAGCGCAGGCCAATAATAGGCGGCCAAGAAGAAAGAAGGTGGTGGCATGAAGCCATACCCCCTTTAGCCCAGAGCTTCTTGACGCCCTCCCCGAGGAGCTAACAGAACTATACCGCTCTCTGGAACTGAAACTGCTGGACGAGATATGCTCCCGGTTGAAAATCGCCGGTGAGCTGAACGAGGTGACGGTGCAGGACATCCGGGCGCTGCGTTCCCACGGTATCAGCCTGGAGGAGATAGAAAAGGCCATCCAACGCACCGCAAACATCAGCCAGCGGGACCTTAAAAAGCTGCTGGACGACGTAGTAGAGCGTAACCAGCGGTATTATCGGGAAATCATGGACCTTGCGGGCGTGACTGCCCCTGAGACGCTGGTGAGTGTCGCCGACATCGCCGCCATTATGGCACAGGCACAGAGAGAGATCGGCAATCTGACCCGATCTATGGGATTCCTGGTGGACAACGGGCGGACGATGCTTCCTCCTGCAAGGGCCTATCAATGGGCGCTGGACAATGCCGAAATGCAGGTCATGAGCGGGACTATCTCTTACAATCAGGCTATCAAAAGCGCTGTCAAACAGTTGGCGGGCAGTGGAATCAATGTCGTGGACTATGAGAGCGGACACCGAGACCAAATCGACGTGGCTGCCCGCCGTGCGGTGATGACGGGCGTATCCCAGCTTTGTGCCAAGTACACGGAGCAGAGCGCCGAATATCTGGAGACGCCGTATTTTGAGGTGTCCGCCCATATTGGGGCACGGGACAAGGGTGTTGGCTGGCAAAATCATAAGGCATGGCAGGGCCGGGTGTACTCTGTAAAGATCGAAGACAAGTATCCGAGCATTTATGAGGTGTGCGGGCTTGGCTATGTGGACGGCTTGGAGGGTGCAAACTGCAGGCATATCAGGACGGCCTTTGTGGATGGTGTGATGGAGCGTACATACACCGACGAGGAGCTTGCCCACATTGACGACGGCCACGATGTGGACTTTGAGGGTAAGCACTATACAGCCTATGAGGCCACGCAAAAGCAGAGACAAATCGAGCGCACCGTCCGCAAGCTAAAGCGGGAGCAGACCGCATACAAGTCCGCAGGCCTGACAGAGGATGCCCAGGCTGTCACGGCGAGGATACGCTGCCTGAACGCCAAATACAAGGCGTTCAGCGAGGCGGCGGGGCTGCCGTTGCAGCGGGAAAGAATGCAAGTTCATTATAGTTAATAATCGCCAGAGAAGGCGTTAAAACCCAAACGGCAGAGAAGCCGAAAATCCCAAATATAAGACAGAGAAGTCTTTAAAACCCAAAGGAGAAGCATCATGGCAAACATTGACACAAGTACGATTGAAGGATTCGACGGCATGACCGCCGACGAAAAAGTAACGGCGCTGCTCAGTTTTCAAATCCCCGACCCTGTTGACCTGTCTGGATATGTGAAAAAGGATGTCTTTGACACGAAAGCAACGGAGGCCGCCTCCCTCGCAAAGCAGCTGAAAACGAAAACGACAGAGGCGGATACCGCCGCCGGGACGCTTTCCACGACACAAGCAGAGTTGGAGGCGCTCAAGCGAAGCTATTATGTCGCATCCAAGGGCCTGACCGGCGAGGAAGCGGAGTTCATCGCCTTCAAGGCCGGAAAGATGGTGGACGATAAGACCACCTTCGAGCAGGCCGTGGACGCGCTGACTGCTGACCGAAAGAAAACCACTTTCGATTGGACTGCTCCTGTGGGCGGCGGAAGCACGAAAACAGGAGAAAACGATGTAATGAACGCCCTGATTAGGGGCGCACTCAAGTAAGAAAGGAGCCTATCAATGGCTGACATTATCGACAGAAGCAAACTTTCCGGGCTTATCCCCGAGCCTGTGACCCGTGAGATTATCCAGGGGGCAGTAACGGAGTCCGCCGTGCTGCGGATGGCCCGGCGGCTGCCCAATATGACCAGCAAGACCCAGACCCTCAATGTGCTGGATGCGCTACCCACCGCCTACTTTGTCAACGGCGAGGCGGCCACCGGAGCGACCGACTCCAAGGCGTCCCTGAAAAAGACCACCAACATGGCGTGGGACAAGAAGAAAATTTACGCTGAGGAGATTGCCGTCATTGTCCCTATTCCGGAGGCAGTGTTGGATGACAGCGATTATGATATTTGGGGTGAGGTTCGTCCTCGTTTGACTGAGGCATTCGGCAAGGTGATCGACGCCGCAATCCTGTACGGCACGGACAAGCCTACCTCCTGGCGCGATGGCCTTGTGCCCTCGGCCACCACCGCAGGCGCTGTTGTGACGGCTACCAGCGATATTTTCAAGGATATCATGGGCGAGGGCGGCGTAATTGCTAAAGTGGAGGAGAGCGGTTACATCCCAAACGGCGTAATGGCTGCCATTCAGATGCGCGCCAAGCTGCGCGGCCTTGTAGACAAGAACGGTCAGCCCATCTTTAAGACCGATATGCAGGGAGATACCCGCTATGCCCTGGACGGTATGTCCATGTATTTCCCCGTAAACGGTGCTTATGATCCGGAGGAGTCCCTCGCTATCGTGGGCGATTGGAGCCAACTGGTTTATGCGATCCGTCAGAATATGACCTTCAAGATCTTCGACAGCGGCGTGGTGCAGGATCCCACCACCGGAAACATCCTCTATAACCTGATGCAAAACGATATGGTGGCGCTCCGCGCGGTCATGCGTCTGGGGTGGGAAATCCCCAACCCCATCAACGCTTATAATGTCGGGAATACCAAGGCTTTCCCGTTTTCCGTCTACGCCCCGGCGGGGGAATGAGTGCGCGCCTCTCGGGGCTGACGATTGGCGCGCTGATGCTTACTCCGCCGTTTGACCCGGACACGACGGAGTACACAGCCACAACCACAAATGCGACCAATACGGTGACCGCTACACCGGAGGATGAGGACGCCACAGTCACCATCCTGAACGGCGGTGCGCCGGTTGAAAACGGCACCGCCGCAACGTGGGTGGACGGCGCAAACACCCTGACCATTACGGTGAAAAACGGGACGGCCCAGAAAGTTTATTCCGTAAACGTCACAAAATCGACCTAAAAGGAGGCTTTGCAATGGCTTACGCAGACTATGAGTATTACACAACCACATATCTGGGGACAGCCATTAAAGAGGCCGACTTTCCGCACCTGTCTCTGCGTGCAAGTTCCTTTTTGGATTACTACACGCAGGGCCGGGCGGCCCAAAACTCAGACCTGGACGCCCTAAAAATGGCGTGCTGCGCTGTTTCGGAGCAGTACCAAGTCATCGATACAGCGCGAGCGTTGGCACAAAAAGCACTGTCCTCCTCCCTCTCTTCTGAGGGGGGTGAGCTGCAAAGTCAGACTGTTGGCAGCTGGTCCAAGACCTACAGAAGCGCTGGGGACAGTGCTGCACAAGCAACAGCCTCCGCCTCCTCCGCCCAGGCATTGCTTGCCAATGTTGCTAGTCAGTATTTGGCCGGTACGGGACTCCTGTATCGTGGGAGGAGGTGCGGCTGTGGATATGTTCCCCCATGTTGTGACAGTCTATAACACAGAAACCACGGAGCTCCCTGAGAACAATTTTGAACCATCCCTAGTCAATCATATCACAGTACTGCGTGGGGTCCTCCTGGATGCTTCCAAGGGCTCTAACGTGGCGAAAAGCGGCTTAGAGGGTGCGGACGCGGTAATCCTCTATATTCCGGTCAGCGTGGAGGCCGTGGACGGTGTGACCGGTGCGGCAAAGCGGTACATTGGCCCTATTGAGTTCTGGCGATCGGATGATAAATCCTCCCTATGGACCCTTTCTGTGAGCCGCAACTGCTTTTTTGTCAAGGGGGAAGCAGTACACCCGGACTGGACAGTACAGACTATAGAGGCCGCCTATGACGACGTGTATGACGTGACAAAGGTAGATTTTAAAGACTTCGGTGGGGATATGTCGCACTGGGAAGTCGGGGGGAAATAAAGTGCTGAAATTCACGGTGCACACCGATGGCTTAGAGTCCATCAAGGACAAGCTAGCTGAGGGATGTACTAAAGCGGAGCATACTGTGGCACTCCAAGTGAGAAAAGACACGTCGCCGTATGTGCCGGCGTTGACAGGCAGCCTGGATACACGGACACGGGTTGACGGTTCGGAGGTGATATACCCGGGCCCATATGCCCGCTATCTCTATTACGGCAAAGTCATGGTGGATTCTGCAACCGGGAAAGGCCCCATGCGCATTGTGAGTGAGGATGGGACAGAGGTAATCCGATTCCGCAAGGGAGCAAAGCTAAAGCCGACAGATCGGGACCTTAAGATACGGCGTTCTATGCACCGCAAAGCGCAATCTTATTGGTTTGAAGCCAGCAAAGCAAAGAATCTTCCCAAATGGCTATGTGTGGCAAAGGAGGCAACATTGCATGAGCTCAAATGAAAAACAGAGGTTGTCTGTCTCTGCGTCAGAGCGCAGCAAGATTGACCGGAAAGTTTTGGCGTGGCTAAATCAATACCCAGGCTTGCCGATTTCTGTAGTAAAAACAGAGCCGCAGCTGCCAATCAACGAAAGGGGAATGGCGCTGTCTGCTTCCACAAACGCCTATTACAGCAGACACTTTATTCTTGGAGGCTATCAAGCGGAGTATTCGTTCAAAATTATTTATCGTATTAAGCCGGGAATTGGCAGTATGGACGCAAGGCTTGACGCACTGGAAACATTAAATTTGATGGGAGACTGGTGTAGCGAAAACTTCCCTGACTTGGGCGAGGAAATCCGTGTGCAGAAAGTAACCCCAACATCCTCCGCAGAACTTTATGCCCCGTATGAGAACGGAGACGAAGATTATTTTATCGAAATGAAGCTGACCTATGAGGTCGGCGTTTGAAAGGAGAAAGCATAATGGCAGACCTTGAATTTAACACTACGGCGGGCCAGACCATTGCCCGAGAACTTCTGATTGCCTATCTTAACACAGGGACCGCGGAGTCTCCCTCATGGAGTGCGTTCGGCAAACGCGTAGAAGACTCCGATGAGGAAATGGACTGGAGCCAGGAGTCCACGCAGGACATCCTTGGGAACACCTGGACCACCATGAAGAAGCCCATCATTACCCAGTCTTTTGACCCCATCCCTATGGACGCCGGAGACGCTGCCGCAGTAAAGCTGTGGAATCTTGGTGTAAAGGACCAGAACGCCCAGTCTCTTGCCAACCAGGATATGCTGATCGCTCATTTCTACGCTGATTCCGGCGAGGCCACCTTTGCAGAGCGGTACAGCGGGAGCGCCATTGCCGTGACCCGCATTGGCGGCGAGGGCGGAGGCAACCTGGAAATTTCCACAGAGATCACCTACGGCGGCGAGCGTACCCTTGGTACGGTGACGAGAACCGGCAGCACGGTCACCTTTACTCCTGACGGGGCGGTGTAACACATGAAGGAACTGAACTTTGAATCGGGCCTTGTTACTTACTCCCTGAACGGAAAGTGTGAGGTCACATTTAACCCAACCGACAGCAACTTTGTGGAGCGCCTTTATTCCGCCTTTGAGGAACTAGACAAGAAGCAGGAGGGGTACAAGGCCCAGGTCGAGAAGATGGCAAACAAACGAGAGGTGTTTGACTTTGCCAGGGAACGGGACGCGGAAATGCGGGGAATCATCGACGGCCTGTTTGGCGTTCCAGTGAGTGATGTACTCTTTGGCGATATGAACGTTTACGCTGTGGCCGCTGGGCTTCCGGCGTGGTGCAACCTGATGCTGGCCGTGATGGACGAAATCGACAGCACATACACCAGAGAACAGAAATCAACCAATCCGCGCATTGCAAAATACACTGCAAAATATCAGAAGTACCACAAGTGAGGTAGTACGGCATGGGTTACGGACTCCCAAAAAGTGTTGAAATAGACGGGCAGGAATTTGCCGTTCGCTATGACTTCCGGGTCATCCTGGACATTTTCGAGGCAATAAACGACCCGGAACTAAGCGACGAGGACCGTGCCCTTGCCGTGCTCCATATGTTCTATGTGGACTTCGAGGCGCTGACCGACTACGACGTTGCGTTAAAAGAGTGCTTCAAATTTATCAACGGCGGCCAGGAGCAGGAGGGGCAAAAAAAGCAGCCCCAGCTTGTGGCGTGGGAGCAAGACTTCCAGTACATCGTGGCGCCGGTCAACCGGGTGCTGGGCTATGAGACCAGGGCGTTAGAGTACGACCAGGAGGGCAACACAGGCGGCGTACACTGGTGGACCTTTCTTTCCGCGTACATGGAAATTGGAGACTGCCTGTTCGCTCAAATCGTTGGCATTAGAAGCAAAAAGGCAAAAGGCAAAAAGCTGGATAAGACCGAACAAGAATTTTACAGAAAAAATAAAGAAATTGTAGACATAAAGGTCTGCTACACAGAGTCGGAGGAAGCACTAATCAAGGCGTGGACATAAAAAAGCCGCCCCCAAAGGAGCGGCCTTGGTCATCAATTTGGGTAGACCGTAATCACATCGCTTTCCGTCAATTGGTTCAGCGTCTCGCTATTTAAGACAGAAAGGCGGAACTCCACTTTTTCAACATCTTCAAGCGGCGTCTCACAGAACACGATGAAGGAGCCAGTCACACTTTTCCCTGAAAGAGCAGTCACGGGCAAGCCTGTCCCTGTGGAACAGTGAGAATTGTCCACATAGACATCATCGAGCACGTACATTTGCTCTACGTCGCCTGTGTTGTCCACGGAGAGGGAGACATAAAAGCACCCATCCACTAAGTCGGAGCTGGAGCAGCCCTTGTACTCCGCCTCGAAGCCATCACCGGAAAATGTCAAGGTTTTGGCTGTGTGGTCGCCCTGAGTGTTCTGGGCGCTGGACGTTCTACCGCCCATGGAACCGGCCACGACGGCCACACAGCCAATGACGGCGATCACCGCTACCACCGCGCAGGCAACATAGACGCCCTGGTGCTGTTTCGCCCCGCAGCGGGGGCAGGCTTTTTCCGACTTTGCGATTTCCGCCCCGCAAGTCTTACATTTCATCAGTTTTCCCATTTCAATTTCCCTCCAAAGGTGGTGATTTTATGGCAGCAGATGGTTCCATCATCATTGACACCAGAATTGATGATAAAAAAGCGCAACAGGGACTAAACCGACTTAACCGGAAGATTCAAACGCTCAACGACCAAATTTATGTCAAGCAACAGCAGAAAATGCCTTTGGTGGAACAGTCAAAGGAACTGGGTGCGCAGCTTGACGCCGCAAAGGCAAAGTTGGCTTCTCTCCAAAGCACAAGCTACGGCGGTGTAGGTAAAGCGGAAATCCAGGAGCAAAAGGAGCAGGTGCGTCTGCTTCAAAGCGAATGGAACAAGGTACAAGGTCAGGTTGAAAGCTACAACAACGCAATCAGTAAGGCAAGCTTAGAGCTTAACCTGTCAAAAGAGCGGGCCGGAGCCATTCAGGCGCAGCTTGCTACCGGAAGCGCTAGTGGGAAAAAACTGGCTAATTCGATGAATCAAGCCAGAAAACAGGCGTCTCGTTTTGCTGACAACATCGGGCGGGCAATCGGAATGAGCCTTATGTTCAGCTTTGCGTTCCGGGCGGTGACTGCGTTTACAGAGTGGATGGGGAAAGTCATCAAAGTAAACGATGAAGCGTCGGAAGCCGTTGGACGGCTCAAGGGCGCTTTACTGACGATGGTTCAGCCGCTTTTCAACGTCATTATACCAGCCTTCACAACATTTGTAAATATTCTGAGTCGAATCGTCACCGCCATATCGAGCGTTGTATCCGCTATGTTTGGCATGACGCAAGAGCAGGCGGCAAAGGCGGCGGAGGAACTGTATAAGGAAACAGAAGCCCTGAACGGTGTAGGGAACGCGGCAAAAGACGCGGAGAAGTCGCTTGCCAGCTTTGACACCATCAATAAGCTGTCTGAAAACGAACAAGGGAGAGGCGCTGGAGCGGCTGCTTCGGAGGGCATCAGCCCGATTTTTGAGGATTTTAACACAGAAGAATACAAGCGGAAAATTGACGAGCTGACGGCGTATGTTTCTGGTGCACTACTTGCACTTGGCGCTCTTCTTGCCTTTTCTGGCGTCAATGTCCCCCTCGGCCTTGCGCTTATGGCGGCGGGAGCAATCGGCCTTGTTTCTGTGCTCGCTGAAAACTGGGGCGCTCTTGATGGTCCTTTGCAAGCGGCCATTACAAGAGTCCTTGTAATTCTTGGCACGGCAGCTTTGGTAATTGGTGCAGTATTGGCGTTTTCCGGTGCAAATCTTCCTCTTGGCATCGGGCTTATGGTAGCTGGAGCCGCGGCTCTTGCAGCGGCGGCGGCCATAAACTGGGGGTCAATGGATGCCGAAGTGAGAAACACCATTACCGGCATTTTGGAAATCGTAAGTGGTGCGCTTTTGGTTCTGGGCGCTGTCTTTACATTTTCTGGTGCCAATATTCCCCTTGGCATTGGGTTACTGGTGGCTGGGGCCGCTTCTCTTGCTACGACCGTTGCGCTTAATTGGGATGGCGCGACCACAAGTATTAAACAGGTAGTCACGGACATTTTACTTCTGATGGGCACAGCTTTTTTGGTAATTGGCGCTGTGCTCACGTTTTCCGGCGCAAATCTTCCTCTTGGCATCGGGCTTATGGTAGCTGGAGCCGTTGGGCTGGCTTCTGCCGCCGCCTTAAACTGGGAAACCGTTCAGGCGGCTTTACAAGGCCCTATTGGAGCTATTATCGCCGCTGTCAGCGCAGCACTTCTTGTTCTTGGCGCGGTTTTCGTTTTTACTGGCACAAACCTCCCTCTTGGGATTGGCCTTTTGATCGTGGGGGCCGTAGGACTTGCAACAACGGCAGTTGTTAATTGGGAAACAATTCAAACGGCAATGCAAGGCCCCATCGGGGCGGTGACTGCAATAGTTAGCGGCGCTTTGCTTGTGCTTGGCGTGGTTTTGCTGTTTACCGGGGCCGGTATACCGCTAGGACTTGGGCTGATCGCCGTAGGAGCTGCCGGGCTTGTTCTCGCAATCACGCCAAACTGGAATTTCATTCAGGATGCAATTTCTGGGGCCTGGGACAGCTTTGTATCCTGGTGGGATGCTGGGCCAGCCAAATTCTTTACGCTGGATTATTGGGCAAACCTCGGGGAAGACATACTCAATGGTTTGCTTAACGGGCTTAAAAGCGTTTGGTCGAGTGTCACAAACTGGGTGTCAGAAAAAGTCGGCTGGATAACAGGCCAATTCACAGACGCAAAAAATTCTGCGCCAACAATAAATTCTTCCTCAACCAGAATGTCTGCTGCTATTAGCACAAAAAGCATTCCGGCTCTGGCCCGTGGCGCCGTCATTCCGCCCAACCGGGAGTTTTTGGCTATTCTGGGTGATCAAAAGAGCGGGACCAATATCGAGGCCCCCGCATCTGAAATTGAAGCTGCCGTTGCTCGCGGAATGCAGTCGGGCAGTGGGGTTTACGGCGGCCAGCTCACGATTACTATAAAGCCCGCATCCGGGTTAACGCGATACCTGAGTTACGAGCTGGACGACGAGTCAAAGCGGCGTGGATATAAGTTAGTCAAGGCTTAAGGGGGCAACTTATGAGTGCGAACTATGTAAAAATTAATGGTCAGCCCTTCGACGCCAAAGTAGCGATTTCGGACTATGAAGAAAACTTTAACGTGCTGGATGGAGAAAATGCCGGGCGAGTGAAGAATGGAAGCATGGTCAGGGATGTCATAGGTACATATATTGGGCATAAAATTACCTTTTTCAGCGCTGGTAACATAGGGGAATTTGACGCCCTGTGGGATTACCTGGTGCAGCACTCTGTGGATGACTTTGTAACACTCGAAGCCGCCGATGGGCAAAGCACCATTATATACGAAGCATATTATACATCCGGCAAAAGAAAAATACGAACGGTGCAGGACGATGTAAACTACTGGGACGAAATAGAAGTCAATTTTGTTCCAGTTAACCCGCAGGTGACGCCATGAGCTATAAAATTATATATGGGGACCGGACATTTACAGCCAAGGATATCAAGGAGGGACATTGTTTTATCGGCAATTCCATTGCTGGAGATGAGCTCACAATTGATACCTTGGATGTGACGGTGAAAAGCTTCGACACGCAGTTTTTCCCGCTGACGGACTCGGACGGGTATCTCCTGTGTGATTCAAACGGACACTTCCTTGTAGCCAGGCCCAGACTGGATGATCTGACACAGTATGTCTATGGCGAGCCAGTATATTACTACCATGACGATGTGCTGATCGGTAAGTTTTTTCTGTCCTCTGTAATGCGGGTGGGACTAATCCATTATAAGCTCTCCTGCATTTCAGGGGTCGGCCTGCTGGACAATACCCAGCATTACGGCGGTATGTACACGGGACAAGCCTTGTCCGATGTAGTCGCGGATATTATTTCCGGCACGGTAGAGTACAGCATAGACGAGGCATATCAAAGCATCCCAGTCTATAACTGGCTGCCCATCGGGACGCGAAGAGAAAACCTCCATCAGCTTTTGTTTGTGATGGGGCTCGCGCTGAAAAAAGACGCAAACGGAATTATACGGATCACAGCTCTCACAGACAGCGATCCAGCGGAAATCGAAGAGAGCCGTTTGTTTTCGGGCGGCAGCATTGATTACAACACACCGTCCACAGCGGTTTCGGTTGCGGAGCACACATACATAGCATTTGCATCCGACGAGACGGCCACGTTGTTTTCGGGCGAGGCGGCGGCGGAAGATATCATTACTCCCAATGGATTCAATGTATCTGGTGTGCTTGTGCCGTTTGATGACCCGATACATGATCTTCGGATTGACAACGGGGAAATTTTAGAGAGCGGCGTAAACTACGCCGTACTGGCACAGAGCGCAGATTGCCTCCTCACCGGTCAAAAGTATACGCACATTGTACGGGAAGTTTTACGCGGCGAGGCCGGGGCCAGCAAGGACAACACCGCTACTGTTACGGACGCGACGCTTGTAAATCTGGCAAATTCCGAAAATGTGGCCGAGCGCGTACTTGCTTACTACAGCAACGCGCGCACTGTCTCCAATGATCTTGTGGTCGGTACGGAACGTCCAGGCGACCCAATAAGCATGGATGACCCGTTTGGCGATCCAATAACGGGCATTATAAAGTCCATGGATATCAATATATCCAATTTGCTCAGAGCGCAAACCGAATTTGTGGAGGGGTACACACCCACCGGAATTGGCAATTATTATGAGCACCTGCGTATCTTCACCGAAGATGAGACGATCACAATCCCGGCAGAGGCAAAGGGTAAGGCGCGCCTTGT